GGAGAATCGCCCGAGCGTAGCGTGATCAAGGAACCGCTCCATTTCTGGAGTCATTCTATGATTTACGCCGAAAAACAAGGGACCGGAATATCTATCCCAACCTTGTTCGTCAAGCTGGTTTTGTTGTGAAAGAGCGGATAATAGGACACCATTTGATGTTTTCATACGAATATGAGAACGAATCAATACGTATCTTACCATCTTTCCCTCATGTCCACCTTTAGGGTTTCTAAGCCTGCCCGCCTCTTCGAACGAAGTAATTAATCCCGCGTCCCCGAAATGTTCGGGGACTGGACAATTACGCCATTCAACAGGGACGCGCTTGCGAAGAAACTTCCATAAGGAACGGAAACGAGAGCTGCAGTGATTACCATACGATCTCCTATGGGCATAAAGCCTTAAGGAATTCGCTATCTGGAGAGCATAAGGAATAGAATCCTTTTGACCTCGAAGATAGAAGGGACGAACATTTATCCCTTTAAAATAATCACTTCCACAAGACTCGAAAAAGTTTCCTGCCAAGAAACTCTTCGAGCTGTTCACTCTAAACCCGAGATAGTTTAGAGCATCGACGAAGTTGTCATAATAGTCTCTGGGGATAATAATATCGTCCCCATAGACTGTAACATTATGATGCTCGTCTCGAGGAACAATGACGAACGCAAGAGCTGAAAACACAAGTGATTCCAGCTCAAACGTATAGCCATTGCCCATCGAGGAGAGCTTTTCCAACTCAACCAAGCTACCGTCAGGTAGCTTAGTCTTTTCGGACCGACCTAAAAAGATAAGTTCGGCCCATCGAGGAGGAAAATACTCAAATATCACACCCCACGCAAGAGTATCACTGGCTTGTGCTATGTCAATGGTCGCGAGACCATCAACATGTGCACGTTCAGCAAATTCTTGATTTCGTGTTTGGTTTGATAAGTCGATCTGAAAACGCTTCAATCTACGCGACAAATATTTGCCGATCCCAAGCTGAAAAGACATATTCAGCGTAGGCTCGACGCAAATGCCGCGATCGGTTTTGGCGTTCTTAGGAACAGTTGTAAACTTGTTTCCTTCCATAATCACCTTAGTAGCGTGTTGGTGTTCCCACCAACGTTCGCCTATCAGTGATCTGAAGAAGGGGTACAAGTTTCTGGTTAGATGTAGTGGTTGGTCAAATTTATCTGACCTCACACTGCCAACCCCGCGTACTCCAGTGGTAGCACCGGGCCCAAGTTTCGTCACAGAACCCAGTATATTAAGCTGGTCTGTTTCGAGTGGGCCTAAGATGCGAGAGATCATACGTGAAAACGCATGCGTCCAAGCAGGACGAGGATCATTCAAGATCCTATCATTTGTATCTTTACACTGGCGCTCTGCGTTGAAAAACGCTTCAAGAGCAACCTTACTCCTATCGATACCCAGAGGTAAGTTGGGTGACTTGGACATGACCTTAGTGATGAGGTAGTCGTCAGCGAAATTGCTGACGTCCTCGTAGTCACTAGGATCGATATCAAGGTCAACCAATTGGTCCCATTCGCAATTCTCAATTAAGAGTTTTACGGTGAGAGCCCTCGGTGAGTTAACGATACGGCATAAGGATAGTACGGTCTGGACCTCGAGCTGAAAAGCCGGAGGAATGTTAGAAGAAACATCTTTTAACATAGCATTTACTCCATTTATATCGCACTAAAGTACGACGCTAAGATTCCTTGAGGTTAGAAAACACCTTCAAGGTCTTCAAAGAGGGCAGCGAACTCATCGCTAGCTACTAAGCTAGCAATTGATGCGTTCAAATGCCCACGAGAAGTGGCAGAGAAGTTATCAGGAATGATACCTCCTATGTCAACCCGTGCTGTCGTATAGGCTGACGCTTCATCGGTCCCATCGGGATCGTAATCAGGGTTAACCATTGACAATGTCACTTTAGGACGAGCCAGCTTCCGAGAGGAAGTTGGAGGAGAAATGCCCAGCGTAAGATGGTTCCATCCATTAGCAGTCGTTACACCTGAAACAGGTGTGCGGTCTGTGAAACGGAAGTCACCATTGGGCTGCCGACCTACAGGTTTGAAAATCTGTGCAGTCGGTGTGGCATTATTGAGTGAAATATTTACGGGCGTACCCATAATACATCTCCTTTAAGGGGGTCGGAAAGATCCGACCTATCACCTGGTTTAGACACCAGGGGGTCTTTTGCTGAGAATCAGCTTCAGAAAGAGGATTAACTTCCTCCAACTGAATTGGATCACAATCCTTAAAGAATTACTCCTAAAAAGGAGAACCAGAAGAACCAGTAATCCAAGCACTGGAGTAGAGAAAAAGATGAACAAAAACAAATGTTCAACCGTCTCAATACCGAAGTGCCGTTCCAATAGCGCAATCATCGTCCTCTGTCCGGAAACGGATCGAGAGTACGAGTTTTACACCGTTGGTTGGCCCCAGTAAGGAGAGACAACATGTGCCCAATCTTTCGAGCACTAGTCGACATCTTATACTTGGGGAACGGTGGTAACGGTATAGTTGTTATCTTATCCCTTTGATGGGTTGTAGATAAACGCCACCCTGGTTGATTTTTAATCAGGGTGTAGCCATTCATATAGTCTGGCTCTGCGGTCAACGTATCAGTTACCACTTCCCTTGTGGTCACGGTGCCATATAGATTCTCGACGCTCGCTAGAGCGTCTAAGGCCATCAAAGTATCCCCAACGGGGATCAGATAGTCAAAAACGAAGCTATATGGAACAAGTTCCCATGCGATACTTAACGGATTTCCAAGAGTTATCATGGAACCCGTCTTGTACTGCACGTAAACTTTTGCGAACTTCTCAATATACCATTCGGTTTCTAATCGAAGGCTAGCTTGAGTATTTGAACCTGACTCTGTTGTGTCGGCTTTCTGGACAAATTTAAAGTAAATTGGTCCTTCAATCCGATTTTGCAGAGTAATATAGCTATCAAAGAGAGTCCCTACTAAGGGAGCCACTCCGAAGCTATATATTAGTTCAGCGTTCGCAACGCTACAAAGGTTGAGCTTTTTCCGCCTACGTGTACGATGCCGTCCACGCAAGACACGCCACCCTTCTAGGGCAGCACGTCCTGCATCGACAAACATCGACGCAGTCTCTTTGTACTCAGCTAAGTCTTCACCAACATTCACGTACATATCATTGATCTGAGTCCTGAGTGGAGTAATCCAATCAGGTTCAGGCTTTGATACGCCGCGAGGAATTGGG